GGGCTGCGATCCACCCATCCGTAATCCAGCGCACCGCTGAACATCGCCTTCGTCTCGATCAGAACCCGCTTGGCAAGGGGTGGGTGATCCTTATGGATTCGCCCCAGAAAAGCAGACACATCATGTGGCCTGATACCGGAGATGATCCGATCGCGCCCGAGGCCGCGCAGAACATGGGCCATTGAGCAGCGCCGATTTGCCTTGGTCTTATCGGTGATCGGCAAACCAGAGATGATCTGATCGTAAATGCTCGACCACTGCCCCAAAGTGCGGTACTTTGGAAGCACTACGCCAAGGGTATGGGATACGGCAAACGAAGCGACTGACATTGAGCGTGCAGAAGGGATTGGTTTTATGGGTAGATCGGGCCATAGGCCTTCTCAATGCGCCAGTTTCTGATGCTGATCTTTCCAGTTGCTCCGCCCGTGTAGGCGCCGATGCGCAACGTCATCAAGAAATTCGACGCGCCTGCAACCAGTTTTTGTGGCTCAGACTGAAGCGATAGAACGGGTAGCTCGGTTGAAAAATTGGTGAGCTGCGCTAGTGGATTGAGTTGCAACAGGATTGTTCCATTCGTATTCGTATTACTTTGTGCAAGCAGTGTCAGCATGTACAAACCAGCTCCCGTACAGGCACCAATCATTATTTCTGCGGATATTCTGAAGTAGCCGCCTGCGTTGATGCCGGGTGGGATTGCCACCGTTTGAGTGAGCATGTGGTAATCGCCAAGCGTGGCATTCCCAGAAACGGCCATTGAATACCAGGATGGCCCGCCATCAATTGCAGCATCAATTGATCCAGTGCATTGGTGTGTACTTCCAGATCGCGCCAAGTTGTAACCGTCTGGCACTGTTCCTGTAACGCCACCCCCTGCCGTTCCAGCAGTCCCGACAAGCATTGGGTTAGCATTCCATGCACCTGTTAGCAGCGTGCTGTCCCACACATCAAACCCATTCTTGCGCGGCGAAATCTGTGATGGATAAGCCTGTTTTATCGCCGTCACCACATCAATCGACGCCTGATATGCCCCGTATGCAATTAAGTGTAGGTTGTCGGTGTTGAAAATTGCAGTTTTTCCGGTGGCCGCTGTTGTGGTGAATGTCGCCAGGCGGTTATTGTTTGGAACCCAGATTACCCCTGCTTTCGTTCGGCAGTAGGCTAGGATGTCTTTTGACACCATTGACAAAAACCGCTGAACCCCTGACGCACCAGTTGTGGCCGAGGGACAGGGGAAAATTTCGCCAACAAAAACGCGGTTTGCGTTGGAGATGCAGTAGTTAATGATCGTTTTAATTCTGGCTATTTCAGCCGCTGCCAGCGCAGCGCTGGTGGGTCCATCGTTGACGCCGATCAGCAGGTAAACCGCCTCTGCTTTCGTCGAAAAGACTTGCGGAAGAAATTGAATAACATCCTGCGTTTTTGCCCCAGGGATGCCGTATACCTGATAGTCTGAGAATGAATCTCCAAGCGCTCCGGCAATCCATGCGGCATGGCCGCGAAGGTCATAGTCCCAAGTGATCGGAGCCCCCCCCGCCGTAATTGTCCCCGTCTGACTTGCAATGGGCGTGTATGTTCCAAGTACTGAAATCAAGATACCATAGCCAAGCGTGCCACTGGTTAAGTAATACCAACCGCCAGCAGAGATATCGACGAGCGGACCGTAGCTGTCCGCGTTAATAGCAACTTGGATTTTCCCGCTTGCGTCAGTGCGCAAATTGGCAACAGCGCCCGCCGGTGCCGCGCCATCAATCGTACAGATTGGTATCCAAGCGGCGGCTCCTAGGTTGGCCATTGATGAACTTGCTTGAGGGTAGTACGGCCGTCCATCAAACATAGTTGGGGCGCGAAGCGGCTGACCGTATTGTGTCAGCGAGTCACCAATAAAGATGAATCTCCCGTACGGTGCCAGCGCATTGATCGGGTAACTCTTTGTACCGCCTGAAATTGTTACCCCCCCGGTGACTTCATCCACTTTTACTTCTGCAAAAGTCTTCAACTCAGCCAGCGCCGAACTGACTTCACAAGATGCGCCAAAAGCAGTCACCGAAAACCGGCAATCTTCCTGATATGGCCCATAAACCTTGGTCGCGCCCGTAGATACGGTGGTCTTTTCTTGACCGCCCAGCGGGCTGTGGCGGCGCACCAGTGCCGTACCAGATGTTGTCACGACAGTCAGCGTGTACCCGGCGCGCAAGCCGTTTTGATACTCTGGTGCATTGGGGTTGACAGTGGTCATGTATGGCTTTCAGAAACGAAAAAACCACCTGAAAGTGGTCAAATTGATTGAGTGTGAAACCCATCCTGCAAAGCACCCAGTCGGGCGCTTCACGCGAGGGGCTTAGGATGCGTCGAGCAGCGCGGCCAAGTCAGCTTTCAGGGTCATGCCATCGGGGATGGCAACGCCTTTTTCAGCCAGAGCAGCTTTGATTTCCTCGACTTTCAGGCCATCCGATGGCTTGGCCGTGGGGGCATCAAGCAACTGGTACACGGAGGCATCAAAGTCGCTTTTGTTGATCACCACAAAGTCGCCCTGTTCTGGGCTCGCAGGTTTGACCTTGACGGTCTCGCAGGTTTCGGACATGTTGGGGACTCCTTTTGACGTTGATCACCCCAGGGCCAAAGCCCCGGGGTTGCTCTGGATTAGCCCAGCAAGAGCGCGCTGTGATTGCTCTTGATGCCCTTCGCACCCCATGCGGCACTGATCTCATACTGCATTTGGCGGTATTGCGGGTACATGGCGATTTCAAAGGTGATGCCAGAGCGCGGGTCAGTGATCAGCGCGCGGTCAATCGCCAAATCGCCGCCATCTGGCAGGGCTGGTGCGCGAGTCGCCAAGATCAACGAACTGCGGGCAAAGGCCACGTTACCGGTGTAGCTGTTGCCGATGGTCATCGCTGTTGCCGATGCCGGGATAGCCACGCGCAGGCCAGGCGCAGCCAGGGTGATCGCGCCAGCGGCTGCCGTGCCGGTTTCCACCACGTACTTGTTGGTGTCGCCGGCAAACGTCACGACATCACCAGCCAGGACAGTACCGGTACCGGTGATCAGCGTGATGACTGTGGCGCCGACAGCATAGCCAGCAGTGTTCGTGGTGTAGCTGGCACCCGTGCCTTTGGTGGCAACGCCGACGCCAGCGGATTCCTTGATGGTAAAGCCATGCAAGTCCAGCAAGGCACCATCACGCAGGGTCATGGTCGTTCCGGCTTCATTTGCCTTTGTCAATTGCGCCAACGTGCGCAACTTGGCGCCCGCGGTGGTGTCAATGATCAGCGAGCGCTCACCCAACGGGGCACCGTTGTCATCCAAGATTTTGCGGACTTGGGCGGGATCGGACAGGTCAGAGGCGAAAGGTGTGGTGCCAGGGGTACCGTAGGCGCGAGAGGATGCGACACGGGCAGCTGCAACCACATCCACTTCCATTTCGTTCACCAGCGTGCGAATGGCTTGTTGGATTTGATCGCCCTTGATGGCGTTCGCACCGGCACCGCTGTTGTTCAGACCCAGCGTTTCCTCACCGTTCCAGCGGAATGGCACACGGCGAGCCTTGGTGATCGTCACCTGGGTGTTGCCGATGGTCTGATCACCGTCGTTTGGCGGCGTCACGCCGGGCGTGATGTCGGTAGCGGTCGACTGCGGGGTTTTGAACGAGATCACCGCCTGGCCAACAGCGGCCCGGTCAGCGGTTGCATCGCGGGTTGCCGACGGGATCGCGCCGACCAACTCGCGAGACACCACGTCGAGCGCGGCATACAGGGACGGGATCAACGCGGTCAGCGTGTTGGCATTGAGCACCATGCCCGGCTTTGGAGTGGTCAGGTCGTAGAGGTAGTCGTAAATGCGCGTGGCTGCCGCGGATACGACGCCGGCCGGGTATGCGGCAGCAGATGCCGCCAAGGCAACCAACGTCATCACGCGGGTTTTGGAGAGGATAGTTTTCATGGCTGGGCTTTCAGAAATGACAAAGCCCGCGCATGGCGGGCCAGAGGTTGGAAAAAGTGAGAGGTTTCAGTCCGTAATCACGACTTCGCCCTTGGCCGATGCAGAGCCAGCTTGTGCTTGCTCAATCGGTGACATGGCATCAAATTGCGCACGGGTGATGGTTTTCTTGCCGCCAGCACCTTGGTTGCCACTGTCTTTCGCGCCGCTGCCAGATGCACCTGACCCCTTGAGGATGCTTGCCTTGTGCGGGTAGCCGTCCACCATGATCTCGAGGGCTTCTTCAAAGTCCGCAGGCTCGCCGTGGCGCGTGCGGCTGTAGATTTGCTGGCCGTTGGCATCGACTGCCACCGTCTTGCCATCAACAATTTTGAAACGGTTGCCGAACGTGGCTTGCACCATGTCGGCGGGGACCGCGATCTTTTCGCCGATGAACTTGCTGCGGGCAAAAGCGCCGCCGATCTTTTCGCTGTACAGCTGCTGTTCCAGGTCTTTTGCTTTGGCAACAAAAGGCTCGTACTCGGCACGCACGGACTTGATTGTTTCGGCTTTTACCTTCTCAACTTCACCGGCATCCACCAGCTGTTTGTCGTTCAGATTTTTTACCGTGCTCAAGGCTTTTGCTGCAGCTGCTGGGTCAGAGATACCGGCATCCTTGAATGGTTTCAGCGCGGCTTCTGCGGCTTCTTTGCCTTCTCGGTGGGCTTTGGCCTCACCGTTGAGACGAGAGATCGTGTTGAGCGTGCTATCCCCATCAAAGGGCGTCTCTTTGCCGTCGGCATGCACGTAAACGGGCAGCTTCTGGCCATTGACTTCCTGGATGACGATTGCGCCGTTGGCGTCGAACTTAAATGGCATGGTTGAGGTACTTTCTAATCACAGCCATCCGGCTGCGTGCGGGTGAGCCATCCGGCCCGATGCGCCCTACTCCATATCCATGTTTTGGGCATGAGAAAGCCCGCCGAGATTGCTCAGGGCGGGCTTGTTGGTGTGGCCTTGCGGCCGGATTCAGTTTGGTTCTGTGACAGCTTTCACCGCGGTGGCAATCGGGCCTTCAGTCTTTCCGGCTTCGATCGCCTTCGTGGCATCCACGTCGGCGGCGATGATGTTGCGGCGCTTGAGCTCTGCCAGCAGCAACTCGCTACCGATGATCCCAAGCTCACGCAGGTCCATCAGCAGCTGCGCGCTGGCATCACTCAGTGTGTCAACCGCAAAATCCTTGAAGATCGTGGCGTGGCCGCCGTCCGGCTCCTTGACCCACTCCGCCATCAACTGCAGCACCTGGTCGACCGAGTCTTCAAACGATTCGACGATCCGCTGCAGTTCGGATTTGTTGCCCTCGGCGTCAATGCTGGATTCTTTGGCAGTGCGCTGGCCTTCTTTCTTCACCAGCAATTCGGCGCCGGTCTGCACCATCTGCTCTTCCAGGGCCAACAGAGACTTTGCACCGGCTTCGATTGCTTTTCCGGTGTGCTCGACATATTTCATTTCCGCGCCAAGCGGAAGCTGCACGGCTGCTGATGCGCCAATGGTCAGCTGCGTGCCTCCGGTGCCATCTGCACTCTGATCTTGCGCCCCAATAACTGCCAGCACCGGGACGCGTGCCACGTGCAAGATCGTGTCCTGGTCGCTTTGTGACTGCCAGTGCTTGACGTTCTGGTAAGCGAGCTCCAGCAATGGCGAGTGGCCACACATAAAGCCATGGCGCCGACCATAGAAGGGCGTGAAAGGGATCACTTTGATTGAGGTTTTACCCTCGTCTTCGATCACCCAATCATCCTCAGGCTTCGGGCCGGGCATGTAGACCGCCCATCCACCCGGCACCAGCACGCGAACGCGGGGCTCTTCGCTGACGCCAAACAGTCCATCATCAACGAGTTCGCACTCTTTGAGGCGCAATTGGGTAAGCGTTGTCATGCCGCCGACAGTTTGAGTTTTCCACCCCAAAATCTGGCTGTGCCTAATGAACACCGCATATGGCCTCAGGCCCAGGCGAGTCTCATCAGCCAATGTCTTGACACGGCGCTTGTCAACCGGTGGATGGTCAACCAGCACACCGCATAATCCAAATGCCAGACACTCCTCGAGGACGCCGGACAAAAAGGAGTGCAGGTTGTTGCCTTGCTGGTCGACGTCATCACACCATACCTCGATGCGTGACGGCACGTCATCGCCCAGGGTAATCTGCTTGGCAAAGGGCTTGCCCGTCATTACGCCGACGGTCCGCGAAAACGCCGGGAACAGTGTCGCCGTGGCCAGGCGCAAGTCATAGCTGGCCTTGTCCTCATTTGGCCATTTCGGGAGCAGCGTTTTACCGGCTGCGCGCATTGCTGCCGTCCCGCCCATTAAGGCATCGGCGACAGACCAGCCTGCGGCCATCTCGCCGACCTCCTCTGACTGGTCTTGTACTTTTGTCACCATCTTGTCTTTACATCCTTAGGGGGGCAACCCGCACCACTCGCTTAACGATCGGGTAGCGCTTTTGCAAAAAGTAGCCAACGGCATCGTTCGGGTGGTCGTGCCCAGTGGTTTTGTCGGGCTCGCCTGTCGCCGACCAGGCCTGCTGTTCCTGCGCTTCGGTGAGTGCCGGACAAGCGTCTGTATTGATCAGCCATCGGCGCTTGCCTTCAGCATTTAGCGTCATCGCGTCGACAGAAAGCACGCGGTCCATGACAGCCGGGTTTGTGCTGTTGACCATGATCGTCAGACCGGCTGCCCGCAAGATGCTTAAATCCGATTCACTGGCGTTCTTGCTACTGCTGTTTTGTCCGCTGGCGTCGGGGTAGATCATCACCGGGTGCTTGTTGTCGACGTAGCGCTCCTTGATGATCCTGGCCATCTCCGGCGTGTCGCGGCCTTTGGTGATCTCGGCCAAGGTCAACGGCAAGCCGTCGCGCACCACACTGATCTCCGCCGTCATGTTGAGCCTGTTGAAGTCCATGCCGATATGCAGGGCTTCGCCTGGCTTGATCGTCTCTGACGTGTGGTTGAGTGCTCGGTCAAAATTCGGGTAAACGCTGCCGCTTGTCAGATTCGTGAACAGGCCACGGATGTATGCGGTAATCAGCTGCGGCGGGTAGCTGGCCAGCAGCGACGGGATGTAGTCTTCCGGCAGATTTTTCGCGTTCTCGTACGTGCTGGCATGGATCAATCCATACAACGCGGCCAGTTCCGGCTTTTCCCGAACCGCCTTGACAAACTGCTGGTAAACGAACTTGAAGCCTTCCGGTGTTGTCGTGACATCAACGCCGTTTTTCAGTCCGTCAATCTTGTACCGCATACGCGCAATGATTTTGCGCCAAGCCAGCTTGGCCTTCTCGGCCTTCATCACGTCCATCTCATCGATCAGCGCCCGGCCAATTTTGAAGCCCACGATGTCGCCCGGCTTTTCCATCGAGCGGCACAGGATCGTGGTTCTATAAGCGCCGCTCGAATACAGGTGAACTTCCTTGTTGCTCTCGTGGATGTCTGCCGTCAGACCCCACTCGAACGCCACCTCATCGATCGTAGGGTAGAAGATGTCCCGGATCTGCGCATAGGTCGGCGCAAAGTATCCGGCGTTGACCTTTGGCCATTCCCATGCATGCGCGCACAGCGCCGCGCCACCGACCCAAGTCTTCCCACTCCCGAAGCCAGCGACAAATGCACGGTATTTGTGAGGTAGTGCAATAAACCTGGCTTGCGGCTTATTGAGCTTCGGGTTGACTTGCATCTTCAACTTGCACCACGATGCTCACTGGCAGCACAGGCGCTTCCTTCTGAAGCAACTTCACGGCGTCTTTGTTTGCTGCGAGCAAGTTGATTGGTATGTGGCTGGCCTCGTTCGCCATCTTTGTCAATGCTCCGAAGCGTTGAATGGCAGCCAGCGTCTTCTCCGGCTCGGCATCATCAATTTTCAACACCTGGTCATGCGCGATGCCTGCGAGGCGGTGCGCACTGGCGGCGCTGAACTTTCCAGCTCCAGCCATATGCGTACTGATCGCCTTCAGTTCATCTACGAGGTTCAAAGTCAGCACTTGTTCAGCAACAGGCAATTCCTTGAAAGCCTGATCGGCTTCAAACATTTGATTTGCAACGGTTTTTACCGTTTCGATTCGTTTCGAAACGTTATTACTAATCGCTGCTTTCGAAACTTTGAACTCTCGCGACAGGTCTGCGGCCTTCTCGCCTTTGGCGATCCGCTGCTTGATCATTTCCCACTGTGCTGTGGTCAGCTTCGAAGGTCTTCCCATCGCCATGCCTTTCTCTGCGCTTGGCAGTTTGGTTTGTACCCATCGGACTTACGGCATTACTGCCGCTGGGCGCATGCCGTCACGCCTCCCCCAATTGCGCGGCGGGCGTCGTCGCGGGAAATCCAGGCCATTTACCCGTGGTCTGAGCGGTCGGGTTCCGCCATGATTCGGGGGGTGATAGGGCCGGTACAGAGCGCTGCGCTTCTGGTGTGGGAAGGCTACTGCTGCGCTCGTTCCCGGGGTCGGCCTATATATCCGTGGGCGCGACTACGGTCCCGCTTTGATCTTCCGGACTGCAAATGTGACGGCAGTTGGTTAATCGAGCGAGGGCGGGATTGGTGCCAGTTACGAATCTGGCTCCGGAGTTACACCGGACGGGGCGCGCCGTATTGCTTTCTGGCGCTTTGAACTAGTCAGTTAAGTCGGGCGCGGTTATCGAGGCATCCGGCAGGCCTCCTGCTTATCCCTATGTGGCCGGTGTTCACCTCAGTATTGACCCATCCCGTGAACTCTGTTTGGGCTCAGAAACGAAAAAGCCCACCATCAGGCGGGCTTCGGAAATTTGGAGCGAGCGAGGCTTACGCATCAACTACCGCAGTCGCTACAGGCCATGTGGCCAGGCTGTTGCTGCGGGCATTCAACGTGTAGGCATCGCGCGAGAGAATCAGCATTCTCTGCAATCGACGAGTGCATTCTAACCATGATGCGCACTTTCGCGCAATCCCCTTCTGGTGGATGACAACCAGCGAAGCACGCAGTCATCAATGAAATTGGCCATCCTTCGGCCATCTTGACCGCATGGAATGGACACCTCCCCTGTTCCCTTGCACTTATTGCAGACCCTACCGTTATGGCGACCAGTGCCAGGGGCAACATCCCATTTTGTGCCATGGCATACCGGACAAACACGGTCAAGCCACCAAATCAGAAGCGATATGGCGAGGTCCAACGGCTGATCCGAGCGCCATTCCGTAGCCTTGATAGCCAGTTGTTGGCGGACGGCTGGCAGGCTTTTCATGCGAGACAACAGTAGACCGACTTCATGACCGTACCAATCGTCTGCTGTTTTCCATGCCTTAGCCAACTGAATGGCGGTTTTTCGCGATGGCGGGCTGTCTTTAGGAACGTCGATTGTTAGCGCCAGCGCATGAACTGCGTCCTTTGACAGGCGCCTCGGGTGTTGTGAGCCTTGATACTCCGTATGCAGGCGCATCAGGATCGCCCCGATGCGTGAAGAGCTCCACGCTGATGCAACCAAGATGTCGGCTTGGCTGCGCCGGCTGGCGTCAGTCTCTACCCGCAGGTTGCTGGCATTGATGGCTCTGGCGTATTGCTCATCCACGTTGGGCTTCTCTTGGTTATCTTGCATCAGGTGCCTTTCTTGATTTGGAATAGTTCGCAGCGCTTTCCGTATGTCTTTTTTTTGCAATCGCATCCATGTAAGACCTCACCCTTAAGTGCAATCGTTCGGTGATGGATGCAGTCACCGCAGGCGCGCAGCTGCCGGGCCTGGTGCTCTTGCTTGCGTTCGAGCACGATATCTGGTGGAAGGTATTGCCAATAATCGAGGGTCATGCAATTAATCCTTTCTGCTTTAGGATTACGAGGCTGCGGAAATGCCCTTGGCACCAATCGGCATCGACCATTTCACGGGTGTAACCAGGCGGTGGTTTGCGCTGGCCGTCATAAACGGCATCGCAGGATGTGCAGGCATACGCTCCAGCGATGTCAAGCGCCTTGATGGATTTGCCACGACCAGCCGCATACCAGCGGCCATGTGACCAGATCGTGGTGGCCGGGTCGAATGTGCAGATGCCTGGGATGCGGACTGTGCAATCCTCGTCGCGGGCGCTTTCGGTGATCTTGCTCATTCGTTGAACCCAATCAAAACCGACTCAATCATCTCCATGCGCGCGGCGGGCGCCAAGTGCTTCCACAGTGCTTTTCCGGCGTGCTCTGAGCGCAGGAAAGCAATCATGTCGTCGTGCACCTGGCGCATCTCACCGTCTTCCAGCTTGTCGAACGCGATGGACCTGGGCACTGGGATGACGGCACCGCGCGGCCCGGCGATCCAGTCACAAAAGCCAGATCCCACTTTCAGCCAGTTGCGGAATTGCTCGAAATTGGTGAATTTCTCCTGGGCCTCAAACACCGCCGTCTCGATGGCCATGTGGCGGCGGTGGAATGGGCCGCTGCGGGCCTTGTGAGTCACGATGGAAACCATCTCGCCGGGCTCCAGGGAGATCAGGCCGTTGACGAAGCGGCGCCACTGCTTGCGGCCGACGTCACCCAGGCCGTCGACCAGGCCGAACATCACCCGGCGCACGGCTTCTTTGTCGGCGTCCGAGATTTCGGCCGGCAATTGCTTGACGAGGGTGATTTGGCTCACAGCTCACCTCCGCATTCAGCCCAGCGCATGGCTTTGTTGGCCAAGAACAAAGCCTCGGCACACGTCAGGCGCGATGACCGGATGAACAGGGCACCGTCTTCGTCATACCCGATGATCAGCACATCCTGCAGGTGTTTGGATTCGGCATCAACAGGGGCTGACTCCAACGCCTGTTCGGCGGTCATCGTCGTGGTTGGGGGCAGGCGGATCAGGTTGGTCACTTAAACACCCTCCAATACTTCGCCGGATATGCCGACCCATGAGTCACAAATTGAATGCG